TGGCCATCAATCAGGGATACGCCACTCTCGCCAGTCTGAAAGATTTCGTGGAGGTCTCCGGCACCGCCCACGACGACGATCTGGAAAGGGCTGTCGAATCGGCCTCCCGGAAAATCGACAAGTACGCCGGGCGGATCTTCTACGACACCGGCTCGGCGACCGCCAAGACGTTCCGGGCCGACGACCCATACGAGTTGGACGTCCCCGACTTTCACACCACCACCGGGCTGGTGGTGAAAACAGACACGACCGCCGACGGCACCTACGACACCACCTGGGCGTCCGACGACTATCAGACCGAACCGCTCGACCCGCCGCCAGGATGGCCCTGGTGGTGGATCACCGCCATCGACGACGAAACCTTCCCAACCGGAGGACGCCGGGCGAGAGCCCAGATCACCGCCCAATGGGGGTGGGCGGCAGTCCCGGTCGACGTCACACAGGTGTGTCTGGAGCTGGCCGCCGAATCGTGGAAGCGGAAAGACGCCCCGTTTGGTGTCGCCGGATTCGGCCCTGATGGCGCAGTCCGGATCTCGTCGTCAGAGCTGCGGGTCCTCGAACGAATCCACGACTTTCAGCGTGTCATTCTCGGAGCTGTCTGATGGCCGGGAACACGGCCGGCGCGTTTATCACCGCGCTACGCGACCAGCTGGCCACCCGGGTTGCCGCAGACGCCGACTTCGCCGATGTGGGCGTCTACATCGTCGGCGAAGGGGTCAGCGCGCTCGACGAAGCGATCTTCCTTGTCCGACCGGACGACCCCATCCGTTTCACTCAGGAGCATGCGGCGTTCGGCTCTGGCCGCCGCAACGACGACTTCATCGTACCGGGGCGGCTGCAAGTGAAGTCCTCCGGTAAGGCGTCTGAGTCCTCAGCGACGTTCGCCGCGGCCATGACCCGCGCCCAGGATCTCCTTGACCATGTGATCGAGGAGATCCGTGACGACCCGCCCGCCGTCGGCAGTCAAACCCTCCGGTCGATTGTGGCCGAAGGGAACCACACCCCATATCGGACTGAGGATGGGTGGGCTGTGGTCACCGACTTCAACATCGACGTTTCCGTTCGAGTCCCCTAACCCCCGGAGGATCCAATGGGTTCCGTAAACCATCAGCTGATGTACGCCGAAGAGACCGTGGCTGTCGGCACGCCGGTGACGGTCACCGAGTCCGTCGAGTTCGTGTCCGAAAACCTGCGGCTCGGCATCAACTATCAGGACAGCCGGGGAATCGCCGCCGGCCGCCGGTACGGCGGTACCGGCCGTCGGGAAACGTCCCGTGGGGCGGGCGGCACCATCACATCCGAAGTCCCCTACATTGGATACGAGAAGTTCTACGAGATGCTCCTCGGCACCGTGGTGACCTCCCAGCCGGACGATGTTGGCGCCCCCACCGTGTTCCTCCACAAGTTCAGCCCCGGGTCGCTCTCCGGCCTGTCGATGACCATCCAGAAAGGCATCGAGGATTCGGGTGGGACGGTCCGCCCGTTCACCTACAACGGATGCAAGGTCGTCTCCGCCGACTTCAAGATCGGCGCCGACGAACTGCTCATGGTGGACTGGGGGATCGACGCGTGGAACGAAACCACCGGCACCGCCCTCGCCACCTACACCGCCCCCGACCCGACCATCTTCGCCTACTCGGAGGGCGGCGTGTACAAGGATGACGTGCTGCTGGCGTCGGTCCGGTCGGTCCCGTCGCTGAAGATCGCCAACAACCTGCGCACCGAACGCCGGTTCCTGGGCGGATCGGGCATCAAAGCTGAGCAGATCAACCGTCCGCTCGACTCGATCACCGCCGCCCTCGACGTCGAATTCCAGAACCTGACGGACTTCCACACGCCGTTCACCGCCGACACTGATCTGAAGTTGGAGCTCGAGTTCATCGGGCCGGTCATCGAAGACGTACAGACGTACATCTTCCGGATCACCGTCAACAACTTCCATTTCACCGGTGACACGCCGACCGTGTCGGACACCGAACTGGTGTATGTGAACGTGCCCGGCATCGGCCTGGACCATGCGTCGTTGGATGCGGTGACGATCGAACTGCAGAACACGACCACCTCAGTGTGACCGTCCGAGTCGAGGGGCTCCGGGACCTCAACCGGGCGTTGCGGGCGGAACAGAAGGCCATCCATCGGAAGGCGGCTGAGCCGGTCGCCCGGTCCGCCCGTCCGAACGCGCCGGTCCTGACTCGTCAACTGGCCGACTCGATCCGGGCGTTGGGTAGCCAGCGGGCAGGGACAGTCGCTGCCGGTGGCGCCCGCATCCGGTACGCCCGTCCGATCCATTGGGGGTGGCCCGCCCGGAACATCGCACCGCAAACGTTCCTCACCGACGCGCTCGCCGCCAAGGAGGAGACGGTGGTGGACATCTATTTCAGAGAGACCGACCGGCTTATCGACCGGGTGTGGAACAGGGAGATCAGATGAAAGTAAAGGTCGAGATCGACGGCAACACCGAAGAGGTGGACATCTCATTCGACAACCTCACCCTCCGCGAGTCCGTCGCCGTGCAGAAGGAAATCGGGAACGCCGAATGGGACGAGTTCGTCAACGAGCAGGTGGCCCGGCCGACGACGATCCTGGCGGTGATCGCAGCGAAAGTCCGCAGCCGCTACCCAGACGTTGACATCGACCAGGTGGACGTCGACTTCATCACCGAAGAAGCCAGTGACGCTGAGACGGGGCTGGACCCTACCGAGACCGGCTAGCCAGATGGCTGCCGGTCTTTTCGCGTGTCTACCGGATGCAACCGTCCGAGTTCTGGACGCTCACCGGCGCTGACTTTGCCCGGTACCTCGAAGACCTGAAGGAGTACCCCGATGGCGCGACGTAGCTCAATCGTGCGCGTCTCCGTCATCGGGGACGCCACTCAACTCAGCCAGGCGTTCCAGTCCGCCACCAGGGACACCCAGGCTCTCGGCGAGAAACTTCAGAAGACCGGGAAGGACTTCACCCGGAACCTGACCCTTCCGATTGTCGCCGGGTTCACGCTGGCCGGCCGGGCCGCCGCCGAGTTCGACACGTCGATGACAAAGATCGTCACCCTCGTCGGTGTCGCCTCCGAACAGGTCAACGCATGGCGAAGCGAGGTGGCCGGGCTGGCCGCGGAGACCGCCCAATCTGCTTCCGGGCTCGCCGAGGCGCTGTTCCAGGTCACCTCTGCCGGTTTCCGGGGTCAGGCAGCGATGGACGTCCTCGAAGCGTCCGCCAAAGCGGCGGCTTTCGGTCTCGGTGAGACGGTCACCGTCGCGGACGCGGTCACATCAGCGGTCAACGCATACGGTGCTGAGAACCTGACTGCCGCCCGCGCTACTGACATTCTCACCGCCGCCGTCCGCGAAGGAAAGCTCGAAGCGGCGTCACTGGCCCCGGTCATCGGCAAGCTCCTCCCCACCGCCTCGGCGATGGGGATCGGGTTCGAGCAGGTGGCGGGCGCGTTGGCGGTCATGTCCCGGACCGGTCTCGACGCATCAGAAGCGTCCACGTCGCTCGGCGCGATCTTGACGTCGTTGCTCAAGCCGGGGGCCGAAGCGTCCCGCGTCCTGTCAGACGCCGGTCTGTCGATGAGCGACCTGCGGGAGATCGCAGCCCAGCCGGGCGGTCTCATCGACGTGATGCGGCTCCTCGACGGTGCGCTCGGCGACAACGAAGAAGCCCTCGTCAAAGTGATCCCTAACGTCCGGGCGTTCCGGGGTGTGATGAACGTCCTCGCCCAGGACGCCTCCATCGTCGACTCGGTTATGGGCGGGGTCGCCGACTCGGTCGGGCTCGTCGACAAAGCATGGGAACAGTTGAACGAGTCGCCCGCCTTCCGGCTGAAGCAGGCGGTCAACGAACTCAAGGTGGCGGGCACCGACCTCGGCGCCGAGGTTCTCCCCGCCCTCGCCGATGTAGCCCAGGCGGTCGCGGGGGTAGCGAGGGCGTTCCGGGAAATGTCCCCCGCCCATAAGCAGGAGATCATCAACTTCGGGCTGCTGCTCGCCGCGGTCGGTCCGGTACTCGTCATTCTGGGGAAGTTGGCTACCGCGTGGAACGCCATCAAGGTCGCCGCCGCCGGTGCCGGGGCTGCTCAGGCGGCCGCCGGGATCGCCGGGGCAGGGGCTGGGGCAGCAGGCGCGGTCGGTGGTGTCGGAGCGGCAGCCGGTGGGGCGGTCGCCGGTCTGACCGCACGCCAGGCCGCACAATCCCAGTCGATCGCTGCGCTCCGGGCGTCCGCCACCACCGCGGGAGCCTCCGCCGCCGCTTTCGCTGCCGCCGTCGCCCCCATCGTCGCTACCACCGCAGGGCTGCTCGCCGCCGAAGCCGCCTCCAACAAGCTCGGCAGCGCCCTCTCACAGAAACTGAATCCCGGCATGGGCGAACTCAACATCCAAGTCGAGGATGTGCTGTCGCCCGGCCGGTGGCCGCGGCTCATCGACACGATCCGGGACTCGATCGACGCCACCGAAGACGCGACCAGCACGTACGGCCGGTACCGCAACGCTCAAGAACAGTCCATTTTCATGACGACGCTCCAAGCTCAGGAGCAGGAAGAGCTCAACCGGGTGTTCTCCCGGTTCGCCCCGCCCGGCGTGGTCCCCGCACCGGACACCACAGAGTTCAACCGGCGTCTCGCGTTCGCTTCGGAGACCATCCGGAACTTTGCGCGGGAACAGCTTGCCCTCACCGACCCGGTGCTGGCCCGGGCGTTGGCAGAGCAGCGCGCCTCCCAAGCACAGGATCGGCTGGTCGAAGTGTCGAAGGACAAGACGGCAACCGACCGGGACCGGGAGGCGGCGGCTATCGATGTGCTCGTCGCCGAAGCCGAACTGGACGCCGTGTCGAAGGACCTGGCCGACACGATCTCCGGTCCGACCGTCGACGCTCTCAACGCGATGATCGAACGGTCCGGCCTGCAACATGAGCTGTTCCGGTTCCTCATCGACGACGTCCGCGAATACGACTCTGCGCTCCGCACGCTCGGCGTGTTCGTCACCAGCGAAGGCCGGGTGCTGCCAATCCGTGACCTGGAACGGGAGCTGATCCGCATCGGACAGGAGGTCATCGACTGATGGCAACCTTCACTTTCGGACGGATCGGCGCGGCAGGCGACACCACCCACGTCACCCTCGAGTTCATCAAAGCGTGGCGCATCTCCGCTGACGGCCGCCGCATCCGGCATCGCATCCGTGGTGAGGCGGTGAGCGCCACCAAAGCCGACATTGAGGCGCTCACCAACGAGATGACCCAGATGATCGGCCAGGCGGTCGCGCTCACCTTCTCCGAGTACGCCGGCGGCGACCGGTTTTACACCCTGTCCGACGTCGACATCGACATTTCGGACGAGTCGTTCGCGGATGCCGCAGCCAACAACATCCCGTTCGATCTGACAGTCGAGGAGACCGGATCGACGGGGGCGGTCAAGTTCGAGTCGGCCATCCAAGGATTACTGATCGACAACGATTACGGGCTGATCGAATCCGAAGTCGACTTCACGTGGGCGCCTCCAGCCGGGGCACACGCCATCTCCGACGCCGGGACCCCGACAGCGTTCGACCGGGCGACAGTCGACGGGACCATCCGGGTGTTCAAGGACGTCGACAAGACGCTCGCCCCCACCTGGTCGGTTGCCCCCGCCGACTATTACAAGGCTGCCACCAAGATCACGCTCGGCGGTAAGACCCGGACCGGGCTGGACGCCCCCGAAGACCTCACCTCATGGAAGATCTCGACCGGGATCGTCGACCTGTTCGCCGACGGGGTGAACGACGGGGTCCTCAACCTGCAACATTCGGTCGATCAAACCCCGTACGGATTCAAGATCAAGTTCGCGTCGACAACGGCGATCCCCGCCTGGAACTATCCGTCGATTGTTTACAATACGCCCGAGGTGTCCATCTTCAGTATCACCCGCGACGCCGACGAAGCCGACCCCACCTCGTTTCTGCACTACCTGGAGATCATCGCCCGACGGGGCATGCCGTTCTTCATCCTCCGGTTCGCATGGACTGGCAACGCCGTCACATGGTCAGTGGACCGGGAGACCACCGACGCGGCCACCGCGATCACACCGGCCGGGGCGTCAGGGAACATGGCCGTCGAAGACTCAGCCAACGACGCCGACGGGAACCGCTGGTTTCTCGGCGGATGGGAACATTCCGCGGTCGACACCACCAACGGCGGTTTGGACTGGCCGGCCACCAAAGAAATCGCGTTCGTGCTCGGCATCGAAGACGGCGGGTCGGCGGCGGCCGCAAACGACGACACGGGGGCGGTCATGTTGCAGGCGTCGGCGTGGCTGTGGGAGATCACAAGGTCGATGAGACGATGAGAACCATCATCGACCTGCCCGACAGTTCTCAGGAGAAGATCGAAGCTCACATCGAGAAGTTCCGGGTCCGGCATTTCGAAAGGGGCGGCACCGACGAGGGCATCTGGATCCGGTCCGGGAAGTGGAAAGGTCGGGGGATCCGGAACGGGACCCGGCTGTGTGGGGTGGAGGTGAGGAAACCTGATGCCGC